AAGTAAATAGAAAAAATTCATTATCGTGATATTTATAATAAAAAACTAAAATAAACTAAAAACTAAAATAAAAAATTATGGCTGATTTGTTAATGAAAATGCCAATTCCTTACGAACCAAAAAGAGACAATCGTTGGATTTTAAGGTTTCCATCATCACTTGGAATTAATGAGTGGTATGTGGAGAGTACTTCGAGACCTAAATTAAAAATCGCTTCAGTTGCGATACCTTTCTTAAATACTGAAACATATGTTGCTGGTAGGTTTAACTGGGAAGAAATTTCAGTTAAGTTTAGAGATCCAATCGGACCTTCAGCGTCTCAAGCGGTTATGGAATGGATTCGTCTATGTGCGGAGTCTGTAACGGGTCGTATGGGTTATGCTGCAGGATACAAGAAAAATGTTGATTTGGAAATGTTAGACCCAACAGGAGTTGTTGTTGAGAAATGGATTTTAGAAGGGGCTTGGTTAACAGGATATGATGGTGGTACGTTAGATTATTCAAGTGATAAGATTGTTGGAATCACTTCAAGTATTCGTATGGATCGTTGTATATTAGTATACTAAAAAAATTTACTTTTAATATTAACCGTGTACATTTATGATGTATACGGTTTTTTGTGCAATAATAAATTAAAAAAATATAAAAAAAAATGGATCAAGACACGGCCGCTAATGGGCAAATGGATTTTAACTTACCACATGACGTGGTAACACTACCTTCAGGTGGTTTATTCTACAAATCAAAAAAGAAAAGCGTTAAGGTTGGTTACTTAACCGCAAGTGATGAAAATATTTTAGTTAATATTGAATCAAGAAAATCTATTAATGAAGGTGTTGTTTTACCCTTATTAAGAAATAAACTTTATGAAAAAGACTTAAGACCTGAAGAATTAATGGAAAGTGATATTGAAGCAATCCTTTTATTTTTACGTAATACATCTTTTGGTCCTGAATATAGAATCACAACTGTTGACCCATCAAACGGTCAAACATTTGAAGCATCTATTATGTTGGATGAGTTAAATTTGACAAGACCAAAAGTACAACCTGATGAAGATGGTACATTTACGGTTAAATTACCAAAATCAAACGCGGATGTTAAACTTAAAATGTTAAGTTTATATGACACCATTGAAATTGCTAAAATAATTGACTCATACCCTGTAGGGTATACCGCACCTACGATAACAACAAGATTAAATAAAACTATTTTGGAATTAAATGGTAATCCAGATAGAAATGAAATAAGCGTATTTTGTCAAAATATGCCAATTGGTGATTCTAAGTTCATAAGAAATTTCCTAAAAGAAAACGAACCGAGATTGGATTTAAGGAAAACAGTTTACGCCCCATCAGGAGAAAAAGTCGATGTCATCATCAACTTTGGGGTGGAGTTTTTTCGGCCTTTCTTCTAATCACTCAAAATTTTTATTAGACGAATTTTATTATTTGGCAAAATTCTTGAGGATATCGTATAACGATTTCTTAAAACTTCCAACCTACATTAGAAGATATCTCTTAGATAAGATAGTTGAGGAAAATACGCCCAAAACTTAATACTTAAATATTTATTGTAAAAATTAATTATGCCTAGAACATTTGATTTTAAGAATGCAACCAACGAACAGATAGATGCGTATCTTCAAAAACTTGTTGATGCCGGTTATAACGAAGGTAAATCTGATGGTGAATCGGTTAAAGAAGAAAGAGAATATTTGAAGAGCCGAGGTGATACTGAAAACACAAACACACAATATATAACTGATCTTTTTGAAGGTGAAAAGGTAACAAAAGGACTAGAATCTGCTATCGCAGATTATAAGTCCGCTGCAAATCCAGAAAATTTTAAAGGAGCCGATTATTTAAGAGAATCCGCTCAAGAAATGGCAAATTCGTTGGGTCTTGGTAAGGCTAGAATGTCTGAAATGAAAACAACAATTGCCGATGCAATACCTGAAATGCTCAGACTTGGAATTTCAGAAGGAAATGCATTAGATGCTATGACAGAGATACCAAAAACGTTGGGTATTAACACTTCTTTAGGTAAAGAGGCTCTTGTTGAGATGACGGTAGCGGCTCATGTAGCGGGGGTAAATGTAGGTAAATTAGCGACAGACTTTAAGGGTGTTGGTATTTCATTATATGATGTTGGTGATAAAATGGCCGAAGTTGCAAATTACGCTAAAAGTGTTGGTACAAACGTAAAGGCGGTTTCACAAGAGGTTGTTACTAATTTAAAACAATTAAATTTATATAATTTTGACAATGGAGTCAAAGGGTTGGCCAAAATGGCGGCACAAGCGTCTATGTTAGGTATTGACATGGCGACCACATTTGAAATAGCGGAGGACCTTATGTCACCTGAAAAGGCAATTGATTTAGCTGCATCATTACAACGTTTAGGTGTTTCAAGTAGTGCATTATTAGACCCATTAAAAGCTATGGATTTAGCTCAAAATGATCCTGAGGCGTTACAAAAAGAAATAATTAATGTTTCTAAAGAATTTACTAAATTAAAGGCGGATGGTACAGGTTTTGAAATTTTACCTGGCGCAAAACGTAGGTTAAGAGAAGTTGCGGAAGCGATGGGTATGAGTGCATCTGAATTAGCAAATATGTCAATTAAGAGTGCTGATTTGGACATGAAGATGAGTAAAATTAAATTCCCAAGTTTAGCGTCATCTGAAGAGGATAAATTGTTAATTGCTAATATGGCCCAAATGAAAGGTGGTGAGGCTGTACTTCAAATTAAAAATGATAAAACAGGTGAACTGGAGGACATTAATGTTAAAGATTTAACGGCAGATCAAATTACAAAATTAAAAGAACAACAATCAAATGAAAATAAAACAATTGAACAAATTGCTTTAGATCAATTAACTACATTACAACAAATTAATACCTCTTTAAATGCGGGTAAACAGGCGGTAAATCTTGGTAAGGCATCAACACCAACAATGGATAGGTTTTATAATGTTATTAATAACGCCGGAGCAATAGCCGCAACAAATTTAACTAAAGATATTACAACTGAAAATGTTAGGGGAGCGGCAACTGAAGTCCTTACTCCTTTAGAAGAACAAGTAGTTAAATTCTTTCAAGGTAACGCTACTTGGGACTCAGTTACGGCAACTTTAGTTGGAGCTACAGACGCTCTTGTGAAAATTGGTGGTGATCTTACTAAAGGCGGGGCAAATGTTTTACTTAAAACAAGTACGGAGGTAATTAATATGTTTACTAAAGAATATTCTTCAGCTGGAGTAAACCCAACTCAAATAACATTTGATCCAAATAATTCAGTTTTAACATCTCTTACATCATTTATGGATCAACTTACAAAAGGTACACCTGTGGAAACAAAAACACAAGTTAGTGGTGAGGTTAAACATACAGTTGAATTTGGTGGAACTGGAATGAGCGCTCAAGAAGAAGCCGCTTGGAATAAATACATGGACAAGTTTTTACAAGACCCTAATAAGAAAGCAGCATATGAGAAATGGGTATCAAGTTCAAACGAAGGACTTCTTACAAAAAAATAATAGAAAATTCTTAAAATTATGTTTTCTATAAAAAAATTCTCAAGGTATTTATTAATAAAAAAGTATGTCGGATAGTACATTATCGTTTGCGTCCTCGTCAAATTTTAGGGATATATTATTGGCCCGTAATTTACAACCATATTCTGTACCAGGGTCTTATTCTCCTAGTAGTAATAGTGTTAATTACGAGACTAATTTATCTGTTGCAAATGTTATTGACTCACCAAATGGTTTAATTTCTACAAACCAACTTGCAAATAGTTTATATTCACTCAATGAATATGGGCCTGAAGGTGGTTATGATGGAAAATATTCTGTACCTGGAGCACCACTACCTGTGGAATCAAATTCAGGACCATATGCACCTACTGATACAGTATTAGATTTAGTTAATGAGTTTTATATTGATGCGGCATACGTACAAAACATTTATGGACCTGAAGGTGGTTATAAAGATTTAGTTATTATAACCGATGTAGTTGGTAATCCTAAAATGTATACACCATATTGGGATCCCACAACATTTGTAACCTCATCCTATTCTCCATACGAGATAATTTTTAGTGATAATCCAAACGGAAGTAATGGTCCGTTATCTCAAGACACTTATTTGGCAAAAATTGGTGCGGCACAACTTAAAAGTTTATTTGAAGAGAGAATTGCAAGTGAAATATTACAAGCAAGTGTTGGTAGTGTTAATTTGGACTCATTACAAGATCCGTTTAGTGCAAGTATGGTTGCCACAGGTCAACAACCATTCTTTACAAAAAATTGGAGAATTACCGTACCTGAAAACCCAATAACCGCAGCGGTTACATTAGCGAATAGATTAACGGGAACATATTTCCCTGTGTCATTTATTCCTGGTGATTATTTTGATGAATCGTTTATTGATAATCCACAAACTGAATCGGCATTAAATGTTGCAAATAATTTAACGGGCGGATTTTTAGGTCCAATATTAAATAAGTTTAAAAATCCTTCTGAAATATTTGTTGCAAACACAGGTTTTGGACAAAGATCGGTATTATTTTCAAGTTTAGATTATAATAAATATAGACCGGCTTATAGTAGAGGTATCATACAAGGTGCAACAACTGCAATTGATAGATTATTTGATAAAGATAAAGCACAAAGTGGTGGATATTATGTTGGTAGTCCAAATTCCGAACCTTCTCAGATTGACTCTCCCGCAAATCAAGTTCCAATTGGGAAAAATGGTAGACAAGTACAAACTATTGTTTATGGTCCACAAGAACTTGGTATTCTATATGAAGGTAATGAGGCTCAATTACAATTTGGTTTAAAAGGAAAATCATACACCGATGGTGGTGGTATTGATGGACAATTTATTTGGACATCACCAAAATATAAAGACAATGCAGGATTTAAAGTAGGTCCTGGTGGAGCCGTTACAAGATTAGATAATGAATTTGAAACAATTAGAAGTGATTATGGTAGATACCAATCAACGGATATTGATTTCAAAGGTGATTCAATTTTAGATAAGACACAAAGACTTATTAATTCTGCGGATCAAGTACAAGGACAAGCAAGGTTAAAACACGTTGGTAATGCAATTAACCAAGTATCTAAGGTATTCAATGATGGATATAAAGAGATGACAAAGGGTTCTATGGTATTATCTTATACTGATCAAGCCGATGGGTCTCAAGCGGGAATAGAGTACTGTAGAGTGTTCCAAAAGGACACACCTTACTTTACATATGCTGACTTACAAAAGAGCGATGGTATTACAACTGAAGGTAGAAAATTCTCGTATTCAGTTTTAGATAAGACATATAATCTTAACATTGCTCCACTTAAGAATCCGGGATCAACAAATATTGTAGATAACAAAGTTAAAAAATATATGTTCTCTATTGAGAATTTAGCGTGGAGAACTTCAGATAGACCTGGATTTACTTATGATGATTTACCTGTTTGTGAAAAAGGACCAAATGGGGGTAGAGTCATGTGGTTTCCACCATATGATATTTCATTTAGTGATGATAGTACACCTGATTTTGCGCCAACCAATTTCTTGGGTAGACCCGAACCAATATACACTTATAAGAACACTTCAAGAAAAGGTAGTATAAGTTGGAAGATTGTTGTGGATCATCCGGCAATCATGAATACTATTATTCAGAAACAATTAGCTGGTGTTGCAAAAGAAAGAGTGGATTCAATTGTTGAATCATTTTTTGCGGGATGTACAAAATATGATATGTATGAATTGGGCATTAAATTTAATACGATACCAACAAGAGATTTGTTCACATATCAACAAATATTAAATAACCCAAGATTAACCAATGAAGAGTTGGGTCAGGTTGCGTTTGAAATACCTGTTGATTCTAAGTTAGATACCACAGGTAATGCGGAAAATGCTACCAAACAAGGTGATGGTGTAGGAAGTACTAGTACGGTAAAAAATGCAACATCTTTAGTTGATGGTAGTGCTGAATTAAAAGAATTTTTAAATTACGCCTTTTATTTTCATAATGATTGTCCTGAGTGTAAAAGTTCATATGCTGTAACATCATCAAAACCATTTGATAGTTGGTATGAACAATATATTGCATTACAATCTACAAAATATGTGCAAAGAGCACCAACAATAGTTTATCTTGGAGACGAGACGTATACAAGTGAAGGAGTACAAACATTTTTTAATAATGTTATTAAACCTAATTTTGAAAAATTAAAAGGTGATTTCTTAAAAAAATTAAAAGAAATTTTAATAGACAAAGAGGGTTCAGTTGAATTAACATTTGAAGGATCAGCATCCGCACCGGCAACTACAGGATATAATGTTAATTTATCAAAAAGAAGGGTTGATACCGTATTAAAATGGTTTAAAAATCAAACAATAGGAGACAAAAAACTAAGTGATTTTATTACTAGTAAAAAACTAGTGATAAATATGGTAACAAAGGGTGAAATTCAAGTTGTAACCGTTGATGCAAAAAATGGTGGTAATGGACTAACAATTAATTGTACTACTAATATAAAATTAAAAAAGGGTACAGTTACGGCTGGTGATGATGCTGGCGAAGCTAGCGACTCTTTTGCCCAAGTGTATTCTGTACCTGCAATGGCTTGTAGGAGAGTTTCATTATCTGATGTTAAAGTGATGGTTCCACCTGAAAAACCATCTGAAACAACTACCACAACAACAACTAATAAAGGTGGTGGAGGTGACGGAACTAACACATTTAAACCTGGTGATCCATCTAAAACAATCAAACCATCACCTAATTTAAGGATTGAACAAAAAATTAAAGAAGGTATATCTAAAAAAATATTAAGATTTTTATTCTCAGAATGTGATTACTTTGAGGTTATTAAGGAAAGTGATCCTATGATATATGATAGTATCAAACAAAAGATTAAGTACTTTAATCCTGCGTTCCACTCAACAACACCTGAGGGATTAAATGCAAGATTGACATTCTTAAATCAATGTGTGAGACCTGGTCAAACAATTCCTGTAATTGGGCCTGATGGTAGACCAAAATATAATGACGCATTAAACACATCGTTTGGATCACCTCCGATTTTGATTTTAAGAATGGGTGACTTTTATAATAGTAAGATTGTACCAACTAATTTAGGTATAGCATATGATCCTATTACATTTGATTTAAACCCTGAAGGTATTGGTGTACAACCAATGATTGCTAAAATAACATTAGGATTTAACTTTATTGGTGGTCATGGACTTAAGGAACCTGTTGAAGAATTACAAAATGCATTATCGTTTAACTATTATGCAAATACTGAAATATATGACGAAAGAGCAACGGCAACTGAAAGTACTGAAGCAAGAGACAAATACATGGTTGAAAAGATATTATCTAACCAACCAAAGGTAACAACCGCCAGTGTTGTAAATCAAATACCAAAAAGAGGTGGAGAAGCAATTGGAACAATATCGGGTGAAACGGATATTGATTACACTAAATTTGTAAATGACTATTGGAATAGTACTAAAGAATATTTTGACGCTTATATCAATACAAACGCAACAATTGGTAAAAACTATAACATAGGTATAGTTGATTTATTATTTACAGAAAGAAATTACTCTACAGGTACTGCAGAATTTACACCTGAAATTGAAGTTCCAATTTATGGTAAACCAAGTAATGTTGAAGACAAATTGGATAAATTATTTGATAAAGTTAATGGGGATATTTCAGGTAGAAATGATCCATTTATGCAATCAGTTGTTATAGGTGGTCAAACTATTACTAATAGCGATAAAAGAGAAATTGAAAATAAATTAAAAGAGTATGTGTCAGGAATTAAAACGGATTTTATTACAAATGTTAGTAATAGTGTAAACGATTTAGTTTTATTACAACAGGACTATATTCAATATATAAGAAAGGCAAACTTGGTACTATCAAAAACTGACGGAATAATGAATTCAAATAATGAACCTGATGTATATGATATTTCAGGAGATACGTTTACTCAATTACAGACATATTTGAAAAAAATAACGGATAAACATAAGGAATTTTATCTTGTAAAGGAAGGAATAGTTGAGGCACAGGAATGTTTATATTTAAATGAGGAACATTATAAAAAATCATCTTCAACTTTTACAGATGATAGAGGTTGTGATTATTTTAGTTCTTGTAATGAGAAACAAAGTAACTCTCAAGATAATAGAGACTATCTAATGTTTAGTGACCCAAATAATAGATTTTATCAAGTGATGGCAAATATATTTAATGATGATAATAGTAAAAACGAATTAAAAACATTTATCTTAAATGGTCAATATAGTAATATATTACTTGTTACGGAAGTTGTTGATAAAGCAATTTTAAGTTGTTCAAATAATTTTAACGCATACACTAAACTTAATAAAGATAGTTATGATAAAATAAAGACGACGCCAGTGTATAAAACTTTAATGATTCCTCCAATAGAAGATACTGTTAAGTTTGGGTTAACGTATACAAAAGTTAGTGGTACATCACAACAAAAAAAGAATATAAAAGAATTGTATTCAAATGTTAATGTGGATAATAAAGAAAAAACCTTTGATGGTAAAATTAAATTTAATTAAAAATGAATTTCCAATATTATAACAGATATAATGAGTTTTTAATAAATGGACAACAAACCGTTGTACCATACATAAATTTACCTGCAAAAACATCAGATAAAAATTTCATATATAAAGTTGGTCAATCAAGGTTAGATAAGGTATCATTCCAATTTTATAATACACCATATTTTGGTTGGTTAGTACAAATGGCAAACCCCCAATATAGTGGTATGGAATCAAACATACCCGATGGGGCAATTTTAACAATACCATATCCGCTTGTTAAGTCATTACAGGATTATAAAAACGAATTAGAAAATTATTACTTCTATTATGGTAGATAAAGGTGAAAATATATTAGTGGAATTTGATTACGATAACATTACCTTAATAGACCCAAATAAAATTGTAGATAGTGAAGGTAAAGTTAGTGATAGATTAGTTAAACATGAAAACCTTGTGTTTTATGCAAATCTTGAATGTAATGTATTACCAAGAACTAAATTAGCCTTGGGGTCGGCATTGAATGATTCCATTAGAACTGTTTCGGTGGGTAAGATTAATTTCTTAAATCCTGGAAACAAAACGTTCATGGATAACAGATATACCGATGAGATTACGGGTAAAGGATCCGTACAGGGTCAAGGGGTAAACCAACCAAAATTAAATGCAGTTCAAAACCCAAACAAATCTGATGATTTTTACCTTACACAGAGTACGTATTCAAACGGAACTCCTGGTGCGGTTGATAATGGTTTATTGGGTATTACTGATATACAGGTTGCAATTGACACAAGTTTCTTACCTACCGTAACGGTTTCCTTAGTAGATGTTAAAGGAAGGGCGTTATTTGAAGGTGGAAACAATTCACCTTATTCTGCGTTTTTTCAATTACCATACCCAATGTTTTATTTAACATTAAAGGGATATTACGGTAAGGCAGTTAGATTACCATTAATGTTACAATCTTTCACGTCAAACTTTGATAATTCATCAGGTAACTTTAAGATTACATTGAAGTTTTTTGGTTATAAGTATACTGTGATGTCTTATGTGAATTGGGGAGCTATGATGGCGGTACCACATATGTATAATAATTTTGTTTCAACCACACAGGCAAGTACGAATACTACCACAGGATCTAATCTTGAGGCGGTTACACAAAAACCTATTAGTAGAGGTTATCAAAAAATGAAAGAATTATATTCTGAATATAAATCAAAAGGTTTAATTGATGATGATTTTCCTGAGATAACAATTACACAATTAAAAGCTCGTTTAGATAGATTTATTAATAATATATTAGAAAAATTCACCAAAGAAAATTTGGGATCAATAACAGAATTAGATAATTTTCAAACTCAGTTAACAGAATTTCAGAAAAAAGTATTTTTCTATGGTGATTCATGGTTTGAAACATACATGGATAAAAAAAATTCATATAGTTTAAAAGACACTAAGGAAGTTGTTTATACGTATAAGAAAGACTATTCGGATCCTAACAAACAAGCTGAGGCTGAAACTAAATTAGCTGGTATTTTTACTGAATACCAAAAATTACTTGAAAGTAATAGTGTTGCAGGAAAAAATGGTAGTTATACTGTTGGTGGTAAAATCACAAAAAGTGAAGTACCTGTAAATGCAACTGTAGAAAAATGTTATGCAAAAATTAATCCACTTACGGATATTGATTTTGCAAAAACATATGAAGAAAGAACAGGTAAACCTTCAAAGACACAAACTGAATTAGATACGTTCATTGCGACTAACTCAATTGCACCTGGAACTAAATTCTTTGTATTTGAGGGTACTGATCACTTTATTGATATAACAGAAAAGGCGGCCAAAGAATCGTCAAAACTTAGAAGAGAAATTGAAGAAAAAATTACCGATAATCTTAATGAACAATTAAGTAAAGACACTGGTGTTGGGTTTAAACCATCTATTAGAAACGTATTAGCGGTTTTCTTTGCACAAGGCGAAGCGTTTATTCGTTTAATGGATGATGTCCATTCTAAAGCTTGGGATTTAAGAGAAAATAAATACAGACGACAAGCAATTTTTGGTAGTAATAGTAGTGCATTGAGTGTGGATGTTAAATCCTCTACCCAAAATAATGAACCAATTTATCCGTGGCCTCAAGTTATTAAGGAAACTTTAGGTGATGATAAACAAGAAAAATTTGAAATTGTTTATCCGGGAGACAAATCAATTTCTACTATGACAAAGGCGTATATTCCTGAAATATGGCCTGAAGTTGAATTTGTTGAAGAATTTATTAAAGGTTATACTGATAGGGTACCTAAAAATCCTGATTATGGTGATGAGTCTAATGTGGTTACAAGACCAAATAGATTAAGTTTAAATGCTCTTGATTTCCCTGTGACAAATGAGGTATTTCAGAACAAAGAAGAAATAAAATTCTTTTATGAAATTTATGAAAGAATTATGGTTAACACTTATTATTCTAAATTAAATAGACAATCGGGGTATGACGCAAGTATTTTTATGGTTGAGGCGGAAGACGAAAAGATTAATATACTTAAGAGTTTAGGTGATGATAATCCATTTTTAACTCAAAAACTAAAACGATACTTAATTGATCAAAATAATTTCTTAACATTTTTAAGACACATTTCAAATCAAGGACAAGGTGAAAGTTGGCAAAAATTCATAAGAGGAGAATTTACAATAAATTACCTTAAGAATAAAACTAACGTACCTTTTGAATTATTTAATCAACAAATTCTAACAAATGAAAGATCACAACCAAATGTTTCATTAACTGATGAATCAAAAATAATAGATTACATAGGAAATCAAACTTCTAGTAATGAATTTGATTTTTCTGATATGTATCCTATTACTAATTTTAATTGGTGTAAGAATTATCTTGCGGATGGGGAAGCACTTCAAAATGTTAATTTAGCATATAATACTAAAGACGTATTATCGTACAATACAACACATAAAACAATTTGTAATTTTAATAACGACGATACTAACGATAAGAAAAGACCTATAACTAACTTTAATTATAAGGCCGACGTATTTAGTCAAAATATTAATACTTCTAATTTCAAAACATTCTATAATAATAGAAAAATTGAAGAACAGTTTACAACTGAAGGGAATTTAAATTATTCTAATTACGACGGGTTCTTAACGGAAACTCAAACCACTTCAATATTGAATACACCTTATTTTATAAATGCAATTCAAAATGGTGTATATAATTTTAGATATAAACCAAATGATTTATCATCGTACAAACAAGCCGCATATCTATTCTTGAATAGTTTACCACTAGCAAGTCTTAGAGAAAAATATAGATCATATAACGAACCTAATGATTTAAGTTATATATTATCAACCATTAAAAAATTTGGAGCGGTACATAAATTACCATACGCTTGGGTTGTTAAATATGGTTCCATATGGCATAGATATAAAACTTGGAATGATACTGGTGTAGATATATTAGATGAGGTTTGGAAAGATTTTGATTATTTAGGTAATTATGATCCTGTAACCTCGGCATCAACAAAAGTTTATTCTTTGAATATTGAAGGATTCCAAAACAATATAGTTTTAGAAAATACGGTAAATTCAACACCAAACTTAGTTGCATATAATTCAACAACTATGAATACAGGATTTTTTCCTAAGTTGTATGATGATATGAATGTATTCTTACAAGGATTACAATTATTTTCGGGGACAACACAATTAAATGGTACTTGTAGTATTGTTGGAACAACATTAGACGTTTATACTATTAATGATAATAACTTGGCTCCTGGCGAAGTATTAGCCGGACCAACAATAGATGCTAATACAACTATTGTATCCCAAATAAATGGTACAACAGGAGGTGTTGGTAAATATACTGTTGATATATCTCAAAATACATCAATATTAAATGGTACTTGTAATGTTAATTTAACAACAATGGACGTTTTAACGTTTAGTGGTGGTACATTATCTGCTGGACAAATTATTTCAGGACCAAATCTTGCTCTTGGAACTAAAATTGTTAGTCAAGTGAGTGGTACTACAGGAGGTGTTGGACAATATGTTGTTGATATATCTCAAACACTTACAGGAGAAAACTTTACTGTGGTTACACCAAACATTTTTTATGTTACTAATTCATCAACAGGTGGATATTCACAAACTGAAATCCAAACATTAATTAATGATGGTAAAATGGTGATGACAACAAACGAAGGTGGTAAAATTATTGAAACAAGTGGTTTTGATCCTAACGATAATGATAGATCATTAAAAATAACGCCTTGGTCAACAATTGTTAAAACAACTGAAGGTGATAAATATTTTATAATGCCGTCTTTTGGTTACACAAAAAATCAAACAAAAGAGGAGTGTTTTAAAAATAACAAAATGAAAATAGAGGCTTCTAGTAATCCTGCGGTCTTTAACGGATCTGTTAGATTATTTTGGGGATCACCAAACTATGGTTATTTTGATAATACTAAAATTACAAAACCAAATCCTGATTCATATTTGAAAGAAATATTGTCGGATAAAAAAACACAACAGAATTTTTCATTGAATGGTGATATTACAAAATACGATAAAATATCGGAAATGTTTACAACATTTGATACGGAAATATTAGATTACTTTGAACAAGAGTTTTTAAATTTTAGTAGATCAATTTACGATTTTAAGACATTGGTTCCAAGTGATAAAGATGTTGAAACTGAATCGGAAAGATCATACAAGAACTTTCAATTATTAATGAGAGAATTATTAGTTGTTGAAAAACCATCAACTCTTAATTCTGAGGGGATGATTAATTCTGTTATTGAAAAACAAAAAACAACATTTCAAGGAATACTAACTAATTTTTTAGAATATAATGTTGTATTAAAAATGGGTAATCCATCTATGTTTGATAGAAGAACATTTTTAACATTCTCTACTAAATTCTTAATTGATCCTGTGTCATATCAAGGGTATAGTCAAGGAACATCAGGAAGTTTACCATCAAACGGTGGAACTATTACATTGGCTCAATCTAAAATTGCAAACCCTGAAACATGGAAAACTTTAGAGAAATATGTTGGGTTTTCAGAAATACCTGAGTTAGTTTATTCCGATAATGGATCATATATAACAGATTTCTTTATTGATTTGAATGTACAATTTACTGAAAAAAATATTAAAGATTTTGCTCCGTTGATTATGTTATATGCAACACAAAAACTTAATAATTTTGAAGTCCCAACAAATAATGTTTTTATCCCAAATCCCGTTCCGACACCCGCACCAAGTCCTCAAACACCTGGTGATTTATTAATGGTTGTAACACTTAAAGATACTAAAACAATTTCTGTGTATAAATTTGGACCACAAAAATATGGTGTTTATAAAGATGCTTCAGGAACAATTTTATATACTGGTCCGTCACTTAGTGCGTTTCAATATCCATTAAATATTACGGTGGTTAATGAAATTATTATAAGTCAATATTCTACGGGTTTAGCATCAACACCTAATGACCCACAATTTATTATTAGTATTGTTAATGTAACTCCTTCACAAGTAACAACAACTACCACCACACTTCCTATTGTTCAAAATTTAGGTAATAGTTTAGGTGGTGTTAAGTTTTATGGACTTATGGATGAATACCTTGATAAATCTGAAATTTATTTAAAAAATGTTATTTCTAATTTAATGACAGGAGTGAGAGCTGGTTTACCAAATATTACAATAGAGGGTGATAAAGGTAATAAGTCACAACTTGAGGGAGAACAAACAAGAGTTGAGATATGGGAAACATTCAAAGCGTTTAATGATACTTGGGTTGCCGGTGGTGATTTTAAATCAAAAACAATGTTTGAAGATGTTTTATTATTTGATAGGGCAAGTAGAGACGTTGGACAAAAAGTTTATGTTGATATCTTTAAAATTAAAGATTTAATTGAAGGTTCATTATATAAAAATA